ACATCTACGAAGTTAAGTTCCTCTTGAAGACGTCTCATTTTTGTAATAGTGTGATTGAACTTCTCAGTTGATTTGGTAAGTTGCTCCATTCTTTCAGGGAATTTTTTAAATTTCATCAAGGAAGAAATAATAGCAGTAAGTGTAGATATAGCAATGGGGGCTATTTTTGCACAACTCGATATATTATAACCATACGACGCACGATTTGTTAAATCTAACGTACTTTTCAACGTTTCTACAAACGCAACAACCAAACTTAGAATGATTATAGACTTATTAAATACATCGCTATTTCTTTTAAGACTTTCGTGATGTAAAGAAACGGCATCACGTTTGCATCTTACTTCGTATAATTTTTCGCCTAAATCGGTATAAACATCCAAATCCGGGGGGTCTACTATGACTCTCTGTTTTGCGGTAGGTATCATTCTTGTTCTTCTCTACTATTGTGATATAGATACTTATTTTATATATATATAAATCACTTCGTATTTTGCACCCTCGACAAATTTGCCTCAATAATTAAAATTTAAACCTTCTTTTGTAGTCAGCCACACTCGCCCTGAATGACTTTTTATTCCATAGAATGTATCTTGACAAAGATCCTGCGGTCGTGGGGTCGTTCCAATTCTCTCTCACTTTATGTCTTTTCAAATATGAGTCCTTTCTCTTATCGTCATGGTGGATGGTGTAATCTTCATATCCCTTAGCACCAAAATGGACTTTTTTGTCATTCGGTCCAAATATAGCCATATACTTCTTATCTTTCCTCGTAGACTTCTTAATACCAATTAATGTGGTCATCTATACATAAACGACTATATTAATTTTGCCTTCGTCAGAATGAATGAACTATTTTATTTCCTTTTTTGAACCAGACTCTTTTCGCCTAGCGCGTTTATTATCCGACTTTTCCTTGTTTTTTTCAGCGAGGGCAGGATTTGCTTTTGCCTTGTTTTCTATTGCCTTTGCTTTTTTTAAAGCAGCTTTACTTAAATTTTTATCATTTGCCATATATATTCTATAATATATTATTTCTTTAATTCATTTTTTCCATTTGATAAAATGAATTACTAAACGAGAGTTGACCCCATGCTTGGGATGTATGTATCTAATTATGAGTTACTTTAATATAAAAAATTGTTTATTGTTGTTTTTGTTTATTAAATAAAATTGAATACTTTTCAGTCCGAGTCACAGTAGTCCGCCCAAGACATCTTCTGTCCTGTCGCACTCTTCCGAAGAAATTCGTCATCGTCCTGTGTTAATACTGGATACTCTGGTTCATTCGACTTATCGTCTAGTTCACCCATGAGACATGGAACAGCTGTGCTTCTCTTGAGAACTGGGGGTTTAGAAACGATATCCGCCCATTTCAACGGTCCTGTAGGTACTACTTCAACTTCTTGACGAGAACCATCTTCGCTGTCGCTGTATTGAGTCAGTCCATCGAACCCATTAATTCTCTGTTTTAGAGTTGGATCTTCACGATACAACTTATTCTTGGGTGGTCGAAAAGTTATGAAATCTTCGCATATATTAAAATCGATTTCTGGCTCGCGAATATACTTTATAGCTTGCCGGTTCTTTAGTACCGGGCAACATCGCGGGGTATGTCCCTTTGCCTTACAATACCGACACTTAATCGATAAGAGATAAGGACAAACCACTACACCATTAGGTCCTGGAGCACTTTTAACCCAGTGAGAGGTATATTCGTCTTTGGATTTCTTCGCATCAAAGCATACTTTGCAGAAAGGAGTTTTAGTGTTGGAAGTCATATTTGTTGAGTTTTGTATGACTATCTTCCGGAAAAAGGTTTTCAATTTTATAAAGAATAACATGAAAATTAAGGGTTTCATCACAAAACCGAAAATTTACTTAACAAGTTATTTCCTAAAAAATTGAAAGCTTTTTTCCAGACCTGTGTAAATCAAATAAACTAAAACAAACTCGAACAAAACTCGAACAAACACGATGTTTAAAACTTATCTAAATAAGACTGGATTAGCCGTCCAGAAGCACCAGGTCGAAGGCGTCGAGTGGTGCGTCAGGAACGAACAGGAAGGCAAGCTGGCAGCTGGTGTGATAGTGCGAGGCGGTCTCATAGCCGACGAAATGGGGCTTGGCAAGACGATCCAGATGCTGGGGGTCATCGTAAGCAACTTTGTCACCCGAACCCTCATAGTTCTGCCTCGGTCTTTGCTGGACCAGTGGGAGGAGGCTATTATTACGACGCTCGGACACACGCCTCTTGTCTACCACGGACATGGCATCTCCAATATCACAGAGGAAGTTCTGTCCTCTTCCCCAATTGTGCTCACGACATACGGGATGATAACGCCAAGAAAATATAAGGACCTCGGTCTTCTCCACAAAATAAAATGGAATCGTGTCGTATTCGATGAGGCGCACCACCTTAGGAACAAGAAGGCGCGCCTGCACATAGGAGCTCTGAAACTGCAGTCGTCTATTCGATGGTTAATGACAGGAACACCTATCCAAAATAAAAAGGAAGACTTCTATGCGCTCTGTGCAGTCATGGGGATCCCCGCAGAATACTACACCAGCACAGAGAACCTTATGGCACTTGTCAGGGCTTTCATCATAAAACGAACAAAGGCGCAAGTAGGTCTCGGGTTATCTCCACTAACAGTTAAATCAGTAGTGACCGAATGGGATAACGAGAACGAAAAAAATATTGCCGAAGATATCCATTCGCTCCTTAAGTTCAGCAATATCGACAAGCAGGTAGATAACCCTGGCATGTGGGGAGAGTCACATCTCCCTATATTAATGCGAGCTCGACAGATGTGCATCTGTCCGTCCCTTATTAGGAATCATTTGGAATCGTTGTCCGCATCTGGTGCTATAGATGATAGTCAAAACATGCGTGAGGCGATTCACTCTTCAAGCAAGATCGATAAGGTCGTGGACACGATATTAGAGAGAAAAGACAATAATAAAGGAAAGATTGTGTTCTGTCATTTCAGGGGAGAAATCGATATTATAAAAAATCGTTTATCTGGATTCGGAATCCATGTCGAGACATTTGATGGAAGAACGAAGCAAACCAAGCGCCATGAAATCCTCACAGGGAAATGCGACGTTCTGATCCTTCAAATCAAGACTGGCTGTGAAGGTCTCAATCTCCAGCAGTTCAGCGAGATATACTTCGTGAGCCCTCATTGGAATCCTGCGGTAGAAGACCAGGCTATAGGTCGTTGTCATCGTTTAGGGCAAAGCGAAAAGGTATTTGTATTCAAGTTCAATATGTCTGGATTTGATGAAGAGGGTGAGACGAATTCACTCGACACATATTCTACAAAAAAGCAAGACGACAAGCGTGAAGTAATGAAAATGCTCGACGTCCACGAACATCCACAATATGTGAGGAGTAAAAAACTGGAGTTCGCTGAGATAATGAAGAGAATGGTGCTACCGTCTGGAAATCAACTTCCGGAAGAGGTTGAATCCATAATTCATGAGTACGTAGGGGGTGGTTGTGAGTGGCTCTAATATCGATCTTAACGAACATCTTGCGTAAAAAAAAACAAAAACAAAAAAAGGAAAAAACCTTTTTTTGTTGTTACCTTTTATATTTAAAATATTAATTATCTTGTCCGAAGTTCATATTAGGAAAGGAATATTTAATGTATAAGTTCAAGATCACTAATGTTCCAGTATTCGAAACCTCCATTTGGGAGAGGGCGTTTTATGATAAATGGAATCTTTTTCTGTTCTAGCTCTGCCTGTGCAATAAGGTAGCCATCAAGAACATTATTTTCAACTTTGATAAATGATTTTGCACCAGTATCTATTTGCTTTGCCCTTTGACCCAAAATTCTTGTTTTTTCATATTTTGTAAGGAATGGTAATGTTCTATGAAGTAAGTCTATCACTTGGCCGTCTTTATTTCTTGTGACCTTCGCCAAATTTTTTACTTCTTCATAATTGTGGGAATGAGACTCTGGGTGATAATCTGCGAGGAAATTTTCACGAACCTCTTTATCAAGTTTTTGAAGGTAGTCTTCATCTTCATCATCAGTATCATCATCTTCATTATCGCTTCCGAATGATGATGGAATAATTGTATTTATGTCACCAATTTTTGTTTCATCGTCTTCACCATCATCGTCTTTACTAACATCATCTTTACCGGCATCGTTATCATCGTCCTCATCAGCATCGTCCTCGTCATCATCGTCCTCGTCATCATCGTCCTCGTCATCATCGTCCTCGTCCTCGTCCTCGTCATTCGCATCGTCATTCGCATCGTCATTCGCATCGTCATTCGCATCGTCATTCGCATCGTCCTTGTCATTCGCATCGTCCTTGTCATTCGCATCGTCCTCGTCTTCTACATCATCATCATCCTTGTTATTATTTTGAGCTTCTGGAAATGTAGGGCTCGCATTTTTTTCGGTTAACGTTGTCGGAAATGTAGGACTTACTCCGATTAAGTCGGTTACATCTTCTAAATTTGTATTTGATTCTAAATTGCTCATACTTGTATATACATTAAAGAAACTTTTAAATTATTTCAATTTTTCATTATTTTTGTCCGTCTGTTTTCCACATTGTATCACATTTCGCACATAAGTATATATATTTCATATTTGTGTCATCATATCTAATATATATGACTTCACGCTCACTACCTTCTTCCTTATTACTGTTACATTCCTGATTGGGACATTTGATTGTATTTGTTCGGGGTAATGTTGGATCATGTTTGGTATATTCGTTGACAATATGACTATACTTCTGTTTACTTCTCCTAATTTCCGTCCTTGACACACATATATTGTCTGCTGTTAGCGTATCATCTTCATGACCACAGTTTCGGCAATAGTATATAAGTTTGTCTGCGTCGCCCTCGGCTACCTTGTGGTAATACATATTGTTACACTTTATGCAGAAATGCATGATTCTATATTATAACATTATAGTTATTATTTATTTCAATTTTTGATATAATGTATTTAGTTCTTCTTTCACCTTCTCGTAATTTATAGAAACAGTCATATTATATAAACTTGTCTGCAGAGTAATATTTTCAATTTGACCGGTATCTAAATTTTTCATGATATCATTATAATTATCGACAAAATTTTTCTTTATGATATCACTAAAAAGAGGAAATTGTCTTCTTACCATAGTACCTTTTAACATTTCAACTATTGCAATGCGAAAATTTTTATAAGTAATGATCTGATGGTATGAATCATAATCACGGTGATTTTTTCTTACCCCAGGTTCATTTAATAAAGGTTCATTGTTTAATGTAGTGCATAAGACAAGCAATATAGACGAAATAGTCTGACATGCCGTCCATTGTTCTCCTCTCCAGGTGTTTAATACAGATATACAGACCTTCCCTGATTTATACAAATTAGGATTAAATCTTGTCATTCCATCATTAGTGAAGTATGTAACCTTGGGAGGGCTGTGTGGATAATCTGCGGGAAAGTCCAATTCAAAAAAGTAGTAACCATTTTCATAAGGCGTTCCTTTCGGTCCGATAACCATAGCCTGCCCCTTTAACATATCTGTCTCATTGTGGAAATAATATATTCCATGTTCTTCAAGAGGATTCTTTATAATCTCTCTTACATCCTTGACTAAACGTCTAATAGTCTCTTTTTTAATTACCTGGTTTACTACTTCAGCCATCAATATCTTAATTATTTAGATAGTTTTATGTTGATATATGAATATATTAAATTGAGCGGTGGGACCATGCCATAGAATCGATGGATGATTTTATAATTAGAAAAAAATTGAGATAAAAATTTCTTACAGATATATAATCAAATAGACATGACTTCTAAAAATAGCAATCTCGATGATTATCTTAAATCTAACTTAGCAACTAAAGGCTCATCCTTCACACATACAAGGATTGGAGATAAAGCCCTTAAGATATATGGAGGATCTTACTCTATAAGTGATAATAAAAAATTCATTGATACATACTATGAACAAGTATTTGTCAAGGGATCAAAGGAATATTTGACAGAAAAACAATTGATAGAAAATGGTCCAATTCTTGTTGATATAGACCTACGTTACGAGCATAGTATAACAAAAAGACAACACACAGAAGAACATATATTAGATTGTGTGATGCTCTATGCGGAAAAATGTGCGAAATTATTGAATATTACTAATGATGCGGCGGTTGATGTATATGTAATGGAAAAGGCCGATGTAAACCGTTTGGATACAAAAACCAAAGATGGAATACATATGATTATCGGAATGAAGATGCATAAGGCACTGCAAGTAATGCTGCGAAATATGGTTATGCCAGAGTTGAAAGAAAATTGGGATGACCTTCCTGTCACTAACTCTTGGGATGAAATAATTGACGAGGGTGTTGCAAAAGGATTTGTGAATTGGCAACTTTACGGTTCAAGAAAACCAAACCATCAAGCTTATCTTATAAAACATCATTATACCCTCACATATAATGAAATAGATGGGTGGAGTCCAGCAGAAAACAATATTAATAAGTTCAATACAAAGAAGCATATTCACAAACTTTCTGCGCGTTACACGGAACATCCTGAATTTCCTATGAAAGAAGAGATCGCAGATGACTTCGAAGCAGCAAAGGGAACTTTGGGACGATCAGGGGCAGCAAAAAAAACAAAGCACAAGCTTAAATTATCAACAAGCAGTGCTAAAACTCGGTTCGACCAAATTGATAGTGAAGATACACTTGATGCGATGCTGGAAGACTTATTCGAAGATCTTGGTCCTTGTAGCTACAAACTGAAGGAAACACACAGTTATACTATGAGTTTACCTAGTAGCTATTATGGACCTGGTAGCTTTACAAAATGGATCCGCGTGGGATGGGCTCTGGCAAATACAGGTCCAAAAATGTTCTTAACGTGGCTAAAATTCAGTTGTCAAGATGGATGCAGGGATACTTTGAAGGGATCTGATGGGAAGTTCGACTGGAGGAATGTGTCTGATCTGTTCGCGCAATGGCGAGATTTTGACTTCAATAATCCAGATGGTCTAACCCAGCGGTCAATTATGTATTGGTCAAAGTCAGACGCTCTGGAAGCTTACAAGAAGATTCATGAAGAGACGATAGATTTCTTCATAGACCAGACAATTCATACTGCGACAGAATTTGACATCGCCAACGTGTTATTTCATATATTTAAGGATGAGTTCATCTGCGTAAGTATCAAGAACAACGTTTGGTATGAATATATTAACCATCGGTGGTACGAGATAGATTCAGGGAGCACCCTCCGAATCTCAATATCGAAAGAAATGCACCAGTTGTATCTTGTAAAGATTCAAGAGCATACAGCAAAAATGCAAATCATGGAACAATCCGATCAAGGTTATGAGAATATGCGCAAAAGAACGAGTAAGTTGGCGGAAATAAGTGTTCTATTGAAAAAGACAACATGGAAGAATAATATCATGCGAGAAGCCAGAGAATTATTTTATGATAAAGATTTTATGGAGAAACTGGACCAGAACCCATATCTTCTATGCTTCAATAATTATGTTGTTGATTTCAAGAACAAAACCCATAGAAAAGGACAACCCGATGACTATATTTCCAAATGCACTAATATTGATTATGTTTCATATGACCCTCAAAAGTATTCGAAAGAATTCGACGAAATTAACAAATTCATGGACGAACTGTTTCCTGATGAACAATTGCGTGCTTATATGTGGGAACATCTTGCATCTTGCCTTGTGGGGACAAACGAAAATCAAACATTCAATATATATACTGGGGGCGGTAGAAATGGTAAGTCTGTACTTACAGATCTTATGACTAAGGGTTTAGGTGATTACAAAGCTACCGTTCCAATCACACTTATCACACAGAAGAGAACCAGTATAGGAAGCACTTCATCGGAAATCGTCCAGTTGAAGGGGACAAGGTATGCCGTCATGCAGGAGCCATCGAAAGGCGATCAAATCAATGAGGGCATAATGAAGGAGATTACAGGAGGTGATCCACTTCAAGGCAGAGCACTATTCAAGGATACCATAACATTCATTCCTCAGTTTAAATTAGTCGTATGTACGAATTGTCTTTTCGATATAAAGAGTAATGATGATGGCACATGGAGAAGAATCCGGGTATGCGACTTCAAGTCGAAATTTGTGGAGAGCCCATATAATGATGACCAGTTTCCAAAGAGTGAGTATCCTCATCAGTATAAGGTTGACAAAAAACTAAACGCAAAATTTGGCGATTGGGCGCCAGCATTCATGTCTATGCTTGTCAATATGTCTTATAAATCGCAGGGAAATGTAAAAGATTGCAAGATTGTCATGGGAAGCAGTGACCAATACAGAGAAGGACAGGATTATTTGGCTGAGTTTGTTAAAGAGAAGATACAGAAGAAACCTGGAGATAGAGTCAACAAGACACACATATGGGAAGAGTTCAAGGCTTGGTACCTTATCAACTATGGGCGTGGAGTATCGGGGAAAATGAAGGAGCTACAGGAATATATGAATAAGAGATTCGGTGCTTTCAAGAAAGGTGGATGGCATAATGTAGCGATAATTTACGATGATGAAGGGGATGAAATGGACGGATGTTAGAGAAATATGAATTATTATTCCAATATTTTTTTATTGAGATAATCTATTATGTCAGAAGCATCCTGTCATATTGTGTCAAGTCGGGGGATATTGAAAGCCTGTTGTTTCCATGATCCTCACCCAGTAAGCAGCAACAATAACACATATAGTCATAACATAGCTAGACACCCTATCTTTGAAAGCAGGCAAGTGAAGATGCCACGAGCTCCCACAGTATATGTATGTTCGGCAGCTATATCATATTTTATGACACATATTCTTCCATCCATCAAAATTCCTTTCGTTCTTGTAACAGGGGACTCGGTTATCTCTCTTCCTGACAGACCTTTAGAGGACCTTAATCGAATACTCAAGAATCCTTTACTGCGTCACTGGTATTCGCAGAACTTAATACTGCGGCATCCGAAAATTACTTGCATGCCTATAGGTTTGGACTATCACACAAGAACTGCGAGCGCATACTCTGGAGGACTATATGGAAATCATGTACTGTCTGACTTAATATTTCAGAGAAATATAAAAAGGAAAACCCCTCAGTCCCAGGATAAGTTAATAATGGATATATCGTCCAGGTCAGAACACTTTTCCAAGCGCAACAGATTATGTTTTGTGAATTTTGGTACTCAATATCCTGACCGAGTTGATGCACACGCCAGTATAAGCCCTGATCTTATTGTAAAATGCCCCGTTGGAACAAAGAGAGATGATGTGTGGAAACAACAAAGCAAATATTCGTTTGTTATTAGTCCTTTCGGGTTAGGAATAGATTGCCATCGTACATGGGAAGCGCTTGTATTGGGATGCATCCCTATAGTTAAAAGATCACAA